GTTCGGGAAAACTCGTTTAGACGAGTTTGAACAAACTTATTATACCTTTCCTCAGGAAAGAACGATATTTGGTCCTAGTGGAGATGTTTTAATTGATCCCCTCGATGACGAGTGGGAAATTCATTTAAAAACCTACGATGGTACACATACCATCTTGGGTTCATCTATAAGATTTGTTTTGGGTGATAATAGGACGCTTCGCGAACTTTCGTTCGCAGAAGCTATGTCAGATGACGAGGTTCCTTTGGAACTAGTCACTGATTCTATTTGTCACTATGAGTCTGATAACTTTACTTTTCATCTTTTTGATGAATCGCCAATTTATCGAGCACTCGAAACTTACGAAAAGAATAATGTAACACGACTTGACGCCGTCGATGACGACGGAGCCAAGTCTAGAGTAATCGGCGTCTCAAAAGGGGCGCTGGTTAATCTCGCACATATTGTACGGACACTTTTAACTTCGGTTATTAAATGTGACCGGAATGTTCCTACAATGGGATGGGGCTCTAAGGGACCCGATCGGACTTTAAGTCCGAAAGGTCTCTTTGACTCGATCGATCTAACCGCAGCAACTGACAATTCTTCTATAGAAGAGGTGTTAGCTATTGCTAGAGGTATAGTCAGAGCTTTACTAGAGCTCGGACTGGTACCCGATTGGTTAGAAGGGAATATCCTTGAGCTCGTAAAATTACTTTTACGACCTCAGGATGTCCTTCCCCCTATTTGGTTTCCAAATAAGGAGGAGGTTTTCCCTTTCTCTACCCTGAGATCAGTTCCAATGGGGCTCCCACATTCGTGGGTTCTCCTATGCTTCGGACAACTCTTCCATAGAAAGAGGTCCGTTGATCTGACGAAGCAGTTTCTCCACGGCCGTATGCCGAAACTTACGGTTTGTGGGGATGACTCTGCAACTTCTAATACTTCTAAGGAAACGTGTCAAGTTTTCCGAAGAATTCTCCGCGAAAGCGGATACGAAGTCTCGTCAGGGACTGATATCATCTCCTCACATTGTGTTCAATACACAGAACAATTGTGGGTAAAGATTGATATTCTCGGAACTAGCGTTCTGATGCGAGTAAATTCACCTTTTGTGAAATCGCTCGTATCAAAGAATCCTTCTTCACGAGCTCCTCAAAAAAGAGGAGTTCGCGAGAAGACATCGCTAACTGGTAGAGGTTCTGCCGTGTCGTCTTCAACGAACTACATTGCCCTCCCGCTTTCGGAAGCGGGATGGGAACGAGTCGTGAAGAAAGCGGCCCGCATCTTCTCATTGTATTCCAATTTTGAGATAACAGAAAGAGCGAAAGAACTGGATCTCCCTCTCTACCTCCCGGCAGAGTTTGGGGGACTCGGTTTTCCGCATCCAGATGACAAGGGATTACGCCATGTCAGACCCTTTTACCTTAAGGGACTATCTTCTCTTCTCAGTGAGAATCGAAACATAGATTACATCTTAAGCTTCCGTACGTTAGGAAGCTATTGGACGTTTTCTCCTAAGGATTCGTGCGCTCAAGAGACCAAAGAATTACTTAATTCTTGGATTTCTTCAGTGTTTGAGTCTTGCCGTCAGGCAAGGTGCAAACACGATATTTTACTTTCGATGGACCAGAAAGAATGGAGTCGACCCTCATGGGTCGACGTCATTCAGATTGCCGATTACTTTGGTTTAAATTTAACCAAAGGTAATTGGGAGGTCTACGATGAAGTAAAGGCACGATTAAAGGATTTAACGGGGTTCAATTGGTTTCCGATCAAGGAAACTCTTGACCACGTTGAATCGGGTTTTCGAAACGAAGTTCTTTTTAGAACTTCCAAGGAAGGAACTGCAGAAGTTCCTTCGTTGGGTCTTGTTTCAAAACGAGTTCATCGCTTTTACAAAAAGCAGTTGAATTCGCACCCGCCACATGAC